TTATTTAGCATTCTTTATGTAAGCAGCAACTTTTTTGTCTTCACCTTTTATATGTTTTATAAGCCATGAAGCAATTATATTATTTACTTTAAATGTTAAAACTACGGAAGTTCCATTTTCTTCATACTCACTAACAATTTTGCTAACCTCTTCTTTGAAATCATCATGTAATTTTTTATGAGCTGGATAATCAGGATAATTATATTGTTTTTGCAACTTTTCTTCATCAATAAAATGCTTAACTGTATAATCTGTTAAAAAATTAATCGTGTTTTTTATTTCGTCACGGCCTTTTCCTTGACTGCATGCATTTAATAGATTATTTATTGCATCTATAAGCTCCCTGTGTTGTTTATCTATTGCTATATTCCCAGTTTCTAAACTTTTATCGAAAGTATATGCCATTATAAAACCCTCCTACTATTTTGATAAATTTATACCCATATTTTGATAAACGAAACAAATTTTTAAAAATATTTCCTTTAAAATTTTTATTTATTGGTGGATTATTCCTATTCGTATTGGTAGCTACAAACTGTTAGAGGGTTGAAATAAATACAGTATCCATCTATTTCTGTAAATAATCCATATTTCTGTTCATAATGCTTAAGTGTATCTTTTAAAAATTCCTCTGTTACACCTAAATTCTCAGACAATTCAAAAATATTTTTGCAGCCATCAAAAGAAGCGCTAATTAATTTCTCTAGTGGAATCAATTTTTCATAGCCCCATTTTCTTGCTAAAAGCTCTTGCTTTCTGTTGCTAATATTATTTTGATTTAATATATCCCCGGTTGTTGTATAATAATGACCTAATTCCTCTGCTAAGATACATGCTTTTTCTGCATTTGTACTTAATATAGGGTTGATTGCAATGATACTGTCAGCATATATTCCTTTTATTTTTTCACTCTTAAACCTTATTTCTATCACTTCAATATTTTCTTCATCTGCAATTTCTAATAAGCTTTCATATGACAAATATAACACCGCCTTTTATGTATTTTTTCTTTTGCTTAAAACAAATTTTTTAAATTCGTCTATCTCCTTTAATTCCTCTTCAGTCCAATCCTCATCGTCGTGGTGAGCTGCAATAGTGTTTATTTTTTCATCTTCATTTTCTTCCCATCCCATTAAATATGCAGGTGTTGTATTTAAAATTTCCGCAAGAGGCTCTAAAATAGTGATAGGTAAATTTTCAATTTCATCACTTTCATATCTATAAATTGTAGCCCTGTTTTTATTTAACTTTTCTGCTACCTCATCAACTGTTAGATTTAATTCTTTTCTCCTATTTTTTATTCTATTACCTATGGTCATAGTATTTCTCCTTTTACTAGTTAAGTAATATTGTTTATACAAATTATACCATGAAAATTGCATTAATGCAACAAAAAAATAAAAATATTTTAAATAAATCGCATTTAAAGCGAAAAAATTGTTGACATTGTTTTTGGTAAGTGGTATTATAATTTTAGTTGCATAACATGCGAAAACACATGCCAAAAGTACGTTAAGTTTTAGGAAAGATATTAACTTATAAGTCGCAAATGTGCGAAATAATTAATAACTAGTGGAGGAACAAATGGAAAAAGATAATAAGAATATATCAGTAGAAATAGGACAATTGAAGAAAAAATTACTTAATTATACATACACTATATTTAAAATCGATTCAGTTAATGAAGAAATAAGAGATTTAGCAAGTACAATTGAATCTCAAAGAGATGTAAAATCAAAACAATTAACTGGTATGCCAATAGGATATGGAAAATCAGATCCTGTGGCAACGGCAGTTGAAAAAATAATTGATGTATACAGTAGTGAATATTCAAGGCTAGAAAATGAATTAAAGAATTTACTTAATCAAAAATCAGAGATTGAAGAATTATTAAATAGCCTAGATGAACTAGAAAAAAAGGTAATAGAATATAAATATTTTAAAAAATATAAATGGTGGATGGTAGCTAATGCCATAGGTTATAGCGAATCAGACACTAAGAGAAGATGCAGAAAAATATTAGAAAAAATAATAAATAAAAAAGATGGTACGCTATGATACTTTTTATATGTTAGTATAAGGACAATGAAATATAAGTTAATGAAAAAGGCACTCGAGTTTGAGTGCCTTTTGTATCTCTTAAATTATTGTGGCTCTACAAAAAGGCGTAATGGAGATAATATATATAAATATTAGAAGAAATAATAAATAAAAAAGATGGTACGCTATGATACTTTTTATGTGTTAGTATAAGGACAATGAAATATAAGTTAATGAAAAAGGCACTCGAGTTTGAGTGCCTTTTGTGTTGAAAGAGTGAAGAAGAAACTCTTCACTTTATAATTATCGTGATGCCACAAAGTGGCGTAATGGAGGTGATAATATAAAAATTAAAACTATATTGAAAAACAAACAACCAGAAACCTATAAAATGCTAATAAATCATATTGATGATGAAAAACAAGATGACAAATTAACCTTTAAAGATTTTGAAAAAATGATGAAGCATGATAGCTATAAAAGACATAAAGGAGCAATACGTCAAGTTAACCATAAATAGATTTATTAGCACATTGAAGGGAGGTGGTATGAATGCTGTTGCGAAAGATAGGAGGTGGTTGAAGGTGTTAGGAAAATGAATTTAAACTATTATAATTAAATAAGTAAGAAAGTGTGATGTTATATGATAACAGTAGAAAAGATAATTGATGAGGTTAATAAATTAATACTCTTGGATTATAATTATCCAATATATTTTGAAAATATACCGGAAGTTATTAACACCAACTCCTTTGGTATTAATTTGATTAACTATAAGGTAACAAGCATTAATAAAAATACTAATCTAGAAAATGTAGAATTATTAATAACATATTTAATGCAGAATGACAGCAGTAATCCTGATATTATAGGGAAAGAAAAATATAAAGTAGTTGATAAGCTAAAAACTATATTTGGAAAAGGAAATATTTCTATAGAGGATAGAGCTGTAAAGGTAAGCGTTGAATATAAGGAAATTATCAATAAGCTTGGAATATGCTTAAATTTTGAATATTATGAAGATGCATATATAAGCGCAGAAACAGTTGAAACAATAGGTGAATTATCAATAAAACAAGGATTATAAGGAGAAAATAAATTATGGGTTTACCAAATATAATGATTAATTTTAAAACGATGGGAATAAGCGCAATTAAAAGAGGAAATAGAGGCATAGTTGCAGTTATTATTAAGGATAATGGCAAGGCTGGTGCTTTTAACATGGAGAGTATAAATGATATACCAACAACATTATCAGCAGATAATAAGGCATATATACAAAGGGCTTTTATAGGTGGAACCAGTGTTCCTAAAAAAGTAATTGCTTTTTCATTAGCAGTAGATGCAACAGACTACACAGAAGCATTAAATTATTTTGCCACTGAAAGGTTTGATTATTTAGTTTGTCCACCAGATACAACTAACGAACTAGCAAATTTAGTTGCAACATGGATTAAATCACAAAGAGAAAGCTTTGATAAAAAAGTAAAGGCTGTTCTTCCATCAGTGACAGCTGATCACGAGGGAGTTATAAACTTTGATACAAACAATATTAAAGTTGGAGAGTTGACTTATACAAATGCACAATATTGTAGTAGAATAGCAGGTATTTTGGCAGGAACACCATTAACTATGGCTGCAACATTTACAATATTAAATGAGGTAACAGATGTTCCAAGATTAACTAAAACTCAAGCAGATGAAGCTATAAATGCTGGTAAATTAGTTCTATATCATGATGGAGAAAAAGTTAAAATAGCAAGAGCTGTAAATAGCTTAGTTACTGTAACGCCTGAAAAGGGCGATGCATTTAAGAAAATTAAAATAGTTGATATAATTGATATGATACATAATGATATAAAAACAACTGTAAATGACAATTATGTAGGAAAAGTATCTAATAGCTATGATAATAAATGCATAATCCTTACAGCTATAAAAAGCTATTATGAACAGTTAGAAATGAATGGAATTCTTGATAGAGATAAATCAAGCATTGAAATTGATTTAGTAGCTCAAGAATCGTACTTAAAGAGTCAAGGAGTTGACACATCAATATTAAATGAATATCAATTAAAATCTGCAAATACAGCAGATAAGGTATTTTTAACTTCTACTGTAAAACCACTTGATGCTGTAGAAGAAATTAAATTAAACGTAATAATATAATTAATCAACTGATGGAGGTATATTAAATGAATAGAAATACAATAGATGCAAAAAGAGTTATAAATGGTACACATGGTGAATTATGGTTAGATGGAGAATATGTCGCAGAGGTGACAGGATTTCAAGCTAAGATAGCATTGAAAAAAGAACCAGTTACTATGTGCGGTGACATGGCTGAAAAACAAAAGGTTGTAGGTTGGTCAGGAACAGGCTCTATACAAATGAACAAGGTATATTCACGTATGGCAAACAAGCTTGCTAAGGTTTTGAGTGAAGGAACTGATGCCAGATTTATAATCATATCAAAGCTGGCAGATCCGGACTCTTATGGATCAGAAAGAGTTGTAATAAAGGATGTTTCCTTTGATGATTTAACTCTTGCTGATTGGGCTGCTAATACACCTGGTAAAATCGAAGCTCCATTCACATTTAGCGCTTACGAGTTCCGTGATAGCATAAGAGTAGAATAATATATTTAAAAAAGCCTTTACAAGCTATATAGCATGTAAGGGCTTTTCTTTACAAATTAAAACAATTGAGGAGGTAATAAAATGAGTACATTAGATACTTTATTATCAATAGATAATAACAAGTTAAATGTGACAAATGAAAAGATAAACATTATTAGACTTTCAGAAATTGCTGGTGAGGATGTTATTTTTGAAATACGTCCATTATCAATAAAAGAAATAAACAGCTTTCCTAAAATGGACGACACAGATATGTTGATTCATGCAATATATATGGCATTAGTAAACCCTAAGCTTAGTGATGAGAGACTGTTAAAAAAGTATGATTGCTTAACTCCAAAGGAATTAATTAAAAAAATCCTTTTACCAACTGAAATAAGTGGATTATATTCTGCCTTTAACCGTGCAATGGGATTTGTCGAAAATGGTGAAGGCAACGAAAAAACATTAGAGGAGGGTGTAAACTAATGAATGCTATTGATGTTTTATTAAATAATGATGCTGCCATAAGCAACATAAAAAAAGATGTAAAAATAAATAGATTATCTGATTTTGCAGGAAGTGACGTTATTTTTAAGGTTAGAGCAATCTCCTATGATGAATATGTAAAAATTCTGCGTGAAGATGATAACGCCAATGTAAAGCTAAAGGTTTGCAGTGTAGGAGTAGTTGACCCAAATTTAAAAAATAAAAGCTTACAAATGAAATATAGTGCAGCTGATTCAGAGGATTTAGTGGATAAGATGCTTCTTATGGGTGAAATCTCAATGATATATGATGAAATATGCAATATATCTGGCTTTAACGATGAAACCTCTAAAATAGTAACTATAAAAAACTAATTGAGACAGACGGTACAGCTAGGCTTATGTACTACATGTTTATTAGACATGGCATTATGCCGTCTGTCATATATAATGCAAGTGAGGGAGAGAGAATTCTTTGCAATGCTATGATAGAAATAGAAAACGAATTAATAACCAAATTAAAAGAGGACGGTGATAAATATGCCGCTGGTTAATAATTTCTATGACTTTTCTGCTGGAAATTCTACAAAAGAGATTAGAATATTGGAAACAGAAATGTCAAAATTATTAAATATATCAAAATCTGTAGCAACAGAAATAAATGAAATAAGTAATATAAAAATTAGAATTAATTTGAATACTAAAGATGTAGAAAAAAATATAAACAATGTATCAAATAGTGTTAAATCTCTTGGTGTTGACATTACAGAAACTATGGAAAAAGTTAATGGCGCAGTATCAAAGCTGGATAATAACATGAGTTCAAGAGGTAATGGAAAAAAAGATTTTTCAAAAATTTATGAATTAGCTGGTTCATATGCTACTCAATTCGCAGATACTCTTTTGCCAAGTGGTGCAAGTAGTGTAATGTCAGGTGCGTTAAAAGGTTTTTCGGCGGGTATGGCTACAGGTAATCCATACGTTGCTATTGCTACAACAATAATAGGAGCGGGTACAGAATTGGCTTTATCCGAAGTGAAAAAGAAAACAGACAGACGCAACCAACGTGTTGGTTTTGGAAGTAGTATTTTAAAAACATATCTCCCTAAAATAGCTATGAGTTCTTTGAGTTATGCGTCGGATATGGAGCAATCAAAGATAAACTATGAAAATATTTTAGGTAAAGATAATGGAAATACGTTTGTAGATAATATGTTAAGTTTATCTAATAAAGGTTTTTACAAATATTCTGATTTAGATAATGTTGGAAAACAAATGGTTGCTGCTGGTTTTGACGATAAAGAAATTATGAGAATTTTTGATACTGCCGGTGACGCGTCTGTTGCTAATGGTGCAGGTACACAAGGTGCTTTACAGATGATAGAAGCGATTAAAAATATGAAATCCACAGATAAAGTATCAATTGATAATTTAGATATATTTAAAAACATCGGTGTAGATGCTTATCAAATATTAGCTGATTCAATGAAAATAGCTGGTAAGAATACCAAGCTAACCAAAGAGGAACTAAAAGAACTGGTTTCAAAAGGAGTAGTACCTGCAGATGAGGCTATAACTAATCTAATAAACGGAATGAAGTATAAATATGCAGGTATGATGTTTACTCAGCAGCAATCCTTTAGCGGTTTAATTGCTACAATAAAAGATAGTGCAAATCAAATTATACTTGGACCTCTCGGAAAAGGATTCATAGAAGGAATACAACCGGCACTAGCAAACTTTGCATCGTTTTTTGGATTGGGAACTAAAGGATTTAAAAATTTAAGTGAACAGATATATAATTTTGGCGCAGAAATAGGGAATTTTGCTGGTAGTGCCATTAATAATTTACAAAACATATTTAGTAAGTTATTCAATAATGAAGAATTTAAAAATGCAGATATACCAACAAAAATTTTGATGATCTATAATGAAATAAAAGCTAATATAGATAAATGGTATGAAGATAATGGTGCCAGTTTATTTGAAGGAATCAGTAAATTTTTTAAAGATTTTATTAAAGGAATCGGTGGAGATAGTGACTTTAAAAATGCTGTTCAGGATTTATGGCTAGTTATTTCACCTGATGCTGACACAATAAAAAAAATGTTTGGAGATATTAGTTTAGTAGACATTTTCTTGCCCAAAATTACCTTACCTTCTATAGTACCAGGTTTGTCATTAAATCCATTTGGTCCAAAAGCCATCGGTCTAAACCGTGTACCATACGACTATTATCCAGCACTTCTACACGAAGGTGAAGCGGTTCTAAGAAGAACAGAAGCTGATAATTACAGAAATGGTGTTGGTAAAGGTGTCATAATTAGTAAAATAGCCGACACAATTGTAGTAAAGGACGAGGCTGATATGTACAAAATAGCTAATATATTGGTCAGTGAAATAGAAAAAGCAGGATTAGTATATGGAGGTGCAATGTAATGGAATTTTGGTTAGAAGATGAAAAAAATAAAATAGAATTTAGACTTCCCATAACACCATCAAGCTTTGAAATTGAAAGAGGCAATAAGATAGAGACAGTTAATATAACTGAACTCGGAGATTTAAATATTATTGGAGCATCAACCTTAGCTACTATAACTATATCGTCATTTTTTCCAAGTAAGAATTATCCTTTTAAGTTACCAGATAAAATTAGTAATACATATGACTATATAAGTCAATTAGAAAGATTTAAAACCGAAAAAACAATATTAAGATTTGTTATAACGGATACAAAGGATATAAATATATTAGACTTAGAGGTTATATTAGAATCTTATAAATACGGTGAAAAAGATGGAACAAGAGACATCTTTTATGATTTAGTATTAAGGGAATATAGAAGAACTAATTCTATAATAGGAGATCCTCCCTCAGAACGCCCCAATACAAATTCACCTAAACCTAATAATGTTGAATATATTGTTAAAAAAGGTGACACTCTCTGGGCAATAGCCAAAAAATATTATGGTAGTGGTTCACAGTATCCAAAGATTGTAAAGGAAAATAATATTAAAAACCCAAATATTATATTCCCAGGACAAAAATTTATTATTCCATAAAGGCTGGTGAAAGGTTGAAAGAAATGAAAAATAATAAGAAAGTATGCACCGGGCCCATGCAGAAATGTTTGTCTTTCTCGAAAAAGAAAGACTGGGCTTATTGTACAATAGAGGCATGGGCATAATTATGCAAGTGTTATTAACTAACCAAAAAAATGTGACAACTGATATAACAAGTATAATACCTGATGTTCAAATTAGTGGTGATTTGTTAGGGGTTTCAAGAACGCTTAATTTTTCATATGTATATTCTAATATTGACTCTAATATTTTAGCGGTAACAGTAGAAACAGGGGATTTAGTGCAGGTGTTTCTAAATGATAAACAGTTATTCTACGGTCATGTATTTATGATTGATAAAGGAACAGATAGCAATACAATTGATATAACATGCTATGACTATGGTATATACCTTAAAAAAAATCAGCATTCATATAAATTTAGAAACATCACTCCAGAAGCCGCAACTAAAAAAATTTGCAGTGATTTTAAAATTGATATAGGCAATATAGCAAGTACAGGAATAAATATATCAAGAAATTACTTTGGCGTAGATTTATATAGTATTATCATAGGTATGTATTATCAGGCTAGCTTAATAAACGGTAAAAAATACATGATTAGGTTTACAGGCAAAAAGCTTGATGTAATAGAAAAGGGAGATAGTAACACATCACAGCTTTTACAAAGCGGATATAATCTGTTAACCTCTAATATATCAGAATCCATAGATAACATGATAAACTCTGTAGCTATATTTAATAAAGACGATGTATTTGTTTTCCCAATAAAAAATGACAAGGACATAGAGCTGTATGGTCTAATGCAGGCGTATTTGAAAATTGATGATTCCGGTACATATAATGAAAAGGCTAAATCCATGCTAAAAAGTGTTGAAAGAAAAATGTCTGTAACTAGCTTTGGCAATACAGAGTGTATAACCGGCAACACAGTTATAGTTAAAGAACCGGTAACAAAGCTTTATGGTCTATTCTATATAGACAGTGATGTTCATGCTTGGAAAAATGGTATTTACACAAATAAGCTTGTTCTTAATTTTCAAAATATCATGGATGAAAAAGATATAGGTGAAATTGTTAGTTCTAAAAGTGAATATAAATCAGGATACAAATTAGAATACAATTGGAGGGACAATATAACGGATAGTGCGACGAATATACCTGGTAACACATATATCATTCATGGTAATGAGATAATAAGTGAATATTAATTTAACTTAAGGAGTTGATTATATGTCTAATAACAATCCATATTTAAAAATAATACAAATAATGAGAGAACAAGGAAGTTATAATAATCCAACTTCTTTTTTTATTGGCAAAGTAATTTCAAGAGAACCTTTGTTGATTAAAGTAAATGGATTACAAATAGATAAAAGTGATTTTTTAATTTCATATGGACTACAGCAAAGCTTATATATTGGGGATAGTGTACTTGTGCTAGTATCTAATGACAAACAAAGCTTTGTTGTAGCCAATAAGGTGGTGAAAGAGTGAAGAAAAAACACACTCTTCACTTTAGTTATTATGATACCGCAAAGCGGTATAATGGAGGTATATATGAGTAGTATTTTTCCTTTTTTAAACAGCAATATAGATAAACCTCAAATGCCAAATGAACTTAAATTATTTGAAGAAATAGCTTGGGATTATGAAAACAATACTCCACTAATAATAAATGGGGAATTTAAAAAGGTTTATAAAAATGATGCACTGAAGGTATGGATATACAAAGCGCTAAAAACAGAAAGATATAAATATCCTATTTATTCTTGGAATTATGGCAATGAACTAGAAAGGCTTGTAGGGATAAACAATTACCCAGAAATGATAAAAAGCAAAATGATAAGATATATAAATGAAGCTGTATTAATCAATCCTTATCTAAATAGTATATCAAATATAACTATATCTTCTGATTCTGACAAAATAAATGTAAGCTTTGAGGTTAAAACAATATATGGAAATATGGAGGTGAATGCAATTGTATGAAAATAAATCCTATGAAAATATAAAGCAGGAGATATTAAATAATATAAATCTTAGCCTAAATAAAAGCGAAGGATCTTTTCTAAATGATATGGTAAGTCCCATAGCGTTAAAATTCAAAGATATGTTTGTGGAGCTTGATAAAACAATAGATTTGACATTAGTTGATAAAATAGTTGGTGAGTTTGTAGACAGACGTGTAGCTGATTATGGTATAGAAAGAAAAAAAGGCACAAAAGCAAAAACTACAATAAGATTTACAGGCAACCAAAATACAGAAATACCAGAAGGAACATTAGTACAAACTGCTAATGGGCTATTATATAAGACTATTAAATTAGGCAAAATAGAAAATAATTTTGTTGATATTGAAGCTGTAGCAGAAAATATAGGTGGTATATACAACATATCTCAAGGTTTAATAGTCAATCTTCCAATATCTATAAACGGTATAATTAGTATAACCAATATAGTTGATGCTACTGGAGGTACAGACATTGAAACGGACGATAATCTATTAAAAAGATATTTTGATCTTATCCAAAACCCAGCAACAAGCGGAAATGAAGCTCACTACAAAATATGGGCAAATTCAATTGATGGTGTTGGAGATTCAAGAGTATTTCCAACATGGAATGGTGCTGGAACTGTAAAGGTATTAGTTATAGATAGCAATAAAATGCCTGCAAATAGCTCTATTATTTCAGCTGTAGCAAACTTTATAGAAACAGTAAGACCCGTTGGAGCAATAGTCACAGTTGAAGCTCCAAACGTTAAAAATATTGATATATCAGCTAAGCTAAATATTTCATCATCAAGTAATTTACAAACTGTTACACAAAAGTTTACTGAACAATTAAATAAATATATTAAAGATTTAGCGTTCAGTAGACTAGAAGTATCATATGCCAAAATAGGAAGTATACTTCTAAGTACAGATGGGGTAATAGACTATTCTAATTTAAAAGTAAACAGCGATACTATAAATGTTCAAATAGCAGATACAGAAATAGCTGCTGTTGGAACAGTAAGCCTAACATAGGAGGTTAACATGAAAGAATTTATAAAAATGTTACCCTCCTATTATTATGAAAGCAATGAAGTTGTATCAATTCAGGATTCTATAGAGGGGCAATATAAAATATTAGAGCAATGTAAGGATGATTTGATAAATCAATTATTTGTAGATACAGCAACATGGGGATTAAATCTTTGGGAAAAAAGGTTTGGTATAGATACAGATATAACCAAATCTTATGAATACAGAAGATCTAGGTTAAAATCTAAAATGAGAGGTATGGGAACTGTTACAAACGCATTGATAAAAAACGTAGCTAACAGCTTTGACAACGGAACAGTAGACGTTATTGAGGGGTTAAACAACATGCTGACAATAAAATTTATAGGCAGAACAGGTACCCCACCTAATTTGTCAGATTTAAAATCAGCGATAAATGAAATCAAACCCGCACACCTAGCTGTAATATATGAATTTGCATACCTACTAATTTCCAACATTGGAAGTATGACAATTGCAGAATTAGAAAATACAACAATAGAAAATTTTGCTTTCTAAAAAGGAGTGATAATAATGAGTATATTTTCAAATTTTTTAAAACTATTTAAATACCAACCTACAACAGACGCACAAAATACCTTTAATATTCAAACCGCATTAAATGACAACTGGGATAAGGTTGATATTTTCGCAAAAGATGTTAGTCAGCAGTTGGAAGATAAAGCTGACTTGATTGATGGTAAAGTACCGAGTGCACAATTACCAATTATGGATTATGCACCGGCATTACACACACATACAAAAGCAAACATAATAGACTTTCCAGTTTCTATGCCTGCGAATGGTGGCAATGCTGATACAGTAAACAATAAAACAGTTGAAAGCAATGTACCAGATAATGCAAAATTTACAGATACAGTGTATATACATCCTTCCACACATCCAGCAAGTATAATAACAGGACTTCCTACAAGCTTGCCTGCATCAGATGTGTATTCATGGGCGAAGCAACCTAATAAACCAAGTTATAATTATTCGGAAGTTGGTGCAGCACCAAACTCACACAGCCATAGTTATGCACCTCTTGTGCAAAGTGGTACAACAGTACCAACATCATTTGTAGGTGAAGGTGTATTATACGGAGTACACAACTAGGAGGCATATATGGCAACAATTTTAGGTAAAAGTGGAGTTAATAAGGAATTAAAGCCAATGTATTTAGGCAATAATGGAGTTAATAAGCAAGAGAAAGAGTTGTATTTAGGCAATAGTGGAGTTAATAAGCAGATATATACAAAACATTTACTGAATATGGACACAGTCGCGCAAACGAGTAGCTATATTAAGTTTAATAACTCGCCATTTACAACATATAATAAAATAAGAGTCTGGCTAACACCTGATGGTATGCAATGTAACGTTAATGGTGCGGTTGGTTTTTCTTTTACAATGTATGATAGTAATTATACATGGAATAGTCGGATTGATTTTAACATGGGTTATTCGGGATACTATTCAAGCTATACGTTTACCCTCACATATAATGGTGTTCAAGTGCTTTATAATCTTGGTTATTTTTCGCCATATATTTTTGAGCTTATATTTAATAATACAGGAATGAGCTTTTATCTTAACGGAACTCTTGAGGCAACAAAAACTTATACTGAACTTAATTGTACTGGTAGAGTTCCTATATATGGTTATAATACGTCGCGTACTACAGGTTCGAACTATATGGATGGTACTATAAAAAATTTATTAATAGAATAAAGGAGAAAATATAAATGCAAAAAATAAAATTAAAAAATAATGTAGAAATAATTAATATTCAAAATATATTTGGATATACAGAGACAGTTGGAGAGAACGATAGACGAGAAACTTTAGTAATAAAAGTATTAAATAATACAGTAGATAATTTAAATACAGTGTTATTTTCAGACACTACTGTTCTTGATAACATAACAATATTAGGTCAAGAAGAACAAGTAATAAATCAAGAGACACATGAAAAAGGATTTGTTTGGGTGACACAAGGTATTCATGAAAGATATAATTTGCCTTGCAGCATAACAAAAGACATAATAAATAATGTCATTGAAGTTAAAATAGCTAGAAAATCTACCTTAGAACAACAATTATTAGAAACACAATTAGCAGTTGCTGAGTTAGGAATTATGCTAGGAGGTACAGTATAATGGTTAAAATATATGTAAATTTAATTAAGCAAGGACTATGGAATATAGAACAAGTACCTGAAAGATGGAAGGCAGAAGTACAAGAAATACTTAATCAATAAAAAATTTTTATATATAACGCTAAGAGATTTTAATTAATTATTTATAATTTAAAATCTCTTTTTTATCTAAATTTATCTTAGAAGGAGGATAAAATGGGTAAATTATCAGATTTTTTTGATTTATTTAAACGTAACTCATTATTAGAAAATAATATTATTAATGACAATTCAATTTTAAATGAACATGAAAATGTAGAATATAATTTGAAAGAAAATGATTACAATTCAAATCAAATTGATAACAATGAAAATATTAGTACATCAAAAGAACTTAGAGTTAGCAACTATTCTTTAAATAATACATTTAGCAATGAAAGTGATTTTTTAAAACTATTCAAATATGATTCCATAGCAGACAGTTCAAAAACCTTTAACATAGAAACTGCGCTAAATAATAACTGGGATAAGGTTGATAACTTTGCAAAAGATGTAAGTCAGAAAATGGAAAAAAAAGCTGACTTAGATGAAAATGGAAAGGTGCTAGCTTCACAGTTGCCTGAGATAAGTTCAAGTGCTGATGGTATAACTATAACTGATACAGCAGGAAATTTTACATCAACAAATGTCGAGGAAGCTTTAGAAGAATGTTTTCAATATGCCAATGATGGTAAAACAGCAATAAAAAGTGCTATTAGTAACAAGGGTGTTGCAGTTACACTTGAAGATACTTTCCTTACATTGGCTTCTAAAATAACTGCCCAAATGTGTAAATTTAGTGGAAATGCTGTTGCAAGTGATGTAATAAGTGGTAAAACTTTTATAAATAGTAGTGGAAATGTTATAACTGGAACGATTCCTATGGCAACAAAAGATGGTATAGGTGTAATACAGGGGTATCCTAATTTAATTAACGCTTATGATGGTATGATTGATTTTTATATAGACAAACAAGTATGTTTACCATATGGATATATTCGAGGTTATATACCAAATTTCAAAGCGGGAAATATTAAAAAAGGTGTTAATGTTGGTGGTGTAGTGGGTTCTTATGAAAGCAAAATTATACCTTATAAACAGAGATATGTAAACGGTAGAAATTTTGGAGGGACTAGTAACCATTTTGTAGCTTGTAATGGGAATAGTGCATTATTATTTAATACAACTCCTAATACAACAATAATAACCAAGACTACAACCACGTCTGTTGATAGCACTCAACATGGTAGTAGTGTTAGATTTGGAACATTCGGCGATTATTGGATAATGTTTAAATCTTATGGAATTTACTATAGCACTGACGGTAAAAACTGGGTTTTGTCTGTCGATACCTCTTGTGTTGGATCTAGTTTAAAGCTATATCAGTATCAAGGAGTAACAGCTTGTATAGGCTATACTTATAATAGTGGTGATTATCCCTACCTTTATTACACTACCAATGGTACTACTTGGACTAAGTCTAATCTTTCAAACAGAGTGTTTACTGAATATGGTTTTATTAAAAAAGTAGGTTCAGATTATTATGTATTTAGTAGTAATAGAAATATAAGCTCTAGTTATAACTATTACTACAAATCAGTAGGTGGATTAAGCTCATTAGTACAAAAGACTAATTCTAATGACATTGTGATATTTGATATAGAATACTATAACGGCAAATATTATGGGGTTGGACAGTATGATAGGCTTTATGAATCTAATGATGAAATAAATTGGACTTTAAAGTATGATTCAAATAAAACAATAGTACAAGCAAAATTCTTAAAAGTTTTTAAAAATAGACTATATTTAATAAATTCTTATGGGGTTTCTTATTTTGACTCAAGCAATATTAATGCAAGCCCTACGGGCACTATTACACCAGTATTAACAGGAGATGTGTATGATGTTTGTGTAACTAATGGTACTATGAATATTTTATTATATAAATCTATTTCGGGTGCTTACACTGATATCTACTCTGTATTATATTCAGATGATGGAGAGATTTGGTACTCGGCAGGTGTTTTAACTTTTTATAGTAGTTCAACTAACTTTACACAGGTGTTTGAAACACCTTCTGGTTTATTAGCTATTGATGAGTTTAAGAAAATTATAGCCATTGCAGAATAGGAGTTAATAAAAGAAAAATATATAAATATTGGAAATTGAAATGACTCAATAGTTAGAGTACTATCTATTACAGATAGTGAGTTAGTCCAAATGGATTAAGTTACATTGAAATCATAACTATATTGAACAGCCAATAGTTATTAATCCAGATTTAGCTATAGCGTATTCATTATATAATAAAAAAGATTTTTATTGGGTTATAGTCAATTATTAAAATACAATAATGGAAACTAATTTAGAATTAATGAATACTAAAAATGATTTAGTACAGGCTGAGATACAGATAAACCAATTAATTTCACATTTAAATGAAGCTAATGTTACTATAGCTTATTAGATGAAATACAAGATATTCTTGGAGATGCTGTATGATTAGTACAAAGCTAGTAATTTGTATTGGCATTCACGTTAAATTAGATAGAGATGAGGATTTAGATACAATTCTTGCAGTATATGTAAAATTAACAGATGAAGAAAAGCAAACAGTAAGAGATTATTTTACTAACATCTCAGTTTTATAA